TACATATTCTGTTTCTTGATTCCTTTGCCTTTGAATTGCTCAGCGTATGATGACGGAAATCCTGCCTCTTGTAAAAATTTCAGCGTAACTCCGCGACCTGTACCAAACTCAACGTATGGTGCATAATGAGCGCGCGCAACGATCATTACGTTTGAATCGTTTTGTCTTTCGTACGCGATCGAATTGCGTAAATTTCCGTTGTCGTGCGGCGCTGTTTCTTTCATTCTTTTAACAGCCTTTGCGGCTGTCATAGTCAATTCATTAGACAATTCTTGTCCTGCGAAATACTTTAAATCTGCAATCTGTTTTTGCAGCATTAAAATTTGCTTTGAATCAACCTTTATTTTGATCATTATCCCTCAATTTTTGTAGCTGTCATTTTTACCCAAAAATTCTCAAACGTCTGAAAGTTTGAATTGATTCTGTATAATGCAGAAAAACCTTCAACCTGTAATACGTCCTCATTAGCAATCATATCAGCCGTTTCCTTTCGGATCGTGATTTCAATCTCAGTGCTTTTAAGACGCACACCCATTCTTTCGTCAATATCTCCTTTTGTTTCCTGAACCCGGCACCAAACTGTATCAATAGTAACGTAACCGCCCGGCGTAAAACCGCCATAACCATCAGCAGATTTTGCCATACGTTTAATAATGATCCGTTGCTTTAAAATTGAAGCCGTGTTTCCTGCTGCCATTATATAAATACTGATTTGATGCCGTCTAATAATTTAGCTGATGCGCTAGGAACCTCATTAACAGTTTGCCCGGTAACAAAATCAGTGCGATTGTCATAATAGGTTGAAACCATCATAAGCAACGCCTGCTTTAATAGGCCGTCACTCATTCCCTCTGTCGTAAAATCAATTTTAATGTTTGATCCTAGTGGATCGATCTCAACTATTGGATCGCCTAAACCGTACACAGTAAATGCAACAGAAACGTCTTTAACAGTTACCGCATCTACTGATGCTACGGGGCCAAAAGGAACATCAATAAATCCTGAATCGGAATAATCTAAATAATATGTGCGCTCTTTGGCTATGATATCGCGGCTCATATAATTTTCGGCTGCCGTGTGAGCGGCTTCAATCATAAAACCAATCAACGTATCATCTGCCGTTGTATCGATTCTGATATAATTTTTGGCCTCTGTAAGTGAAATAATTGGAACCCCAATTACATCATTAATCTTGATCTGACGCATCCTTTTTTGCTTTGTTGCCTTTTGTCTTGTAAACTATTTTTTGCTCTTTTGTTTCAGCCTCAACGGCTTCCGGTTTTGCTTCAATAATTGCCGGTGTTTCTTCAACAGGCAATGTTGCATATCCGTGTGCTAAATAATGTCTTTCAACGTCAGCCGAAACCGTAACGATCTCACCGGCTCTGTGGTATCCTGATCTGTTATCAAATACCGTTTTTCTCATTAAAACTTTGCCCATAATTGTGCTATTTTTTGAACAAATATAAAAAGAAAAGCCACCCAATAATTAGGTGGCCTCTCTTAATTTGGAATTGCGTTAAAACTAAACCCCGATTGCAGCGATGTCCGTTGCAAATACACCCTTAACAATTGCCAATGGTGCGTAGTTTGTTAAAGCAATACGCTCTTGTAAACGTACAGTCACGAAACCATCACGAACGTTTGTACCATCCTCACGGAAGAATTCAAGTGATAAGTTTTCGCGTACCCATAATTGAGTAGCCATTGCAAAGTTACCAACCATATATGTACCCGCAGTGATCGCTGTGTTTACGATTACCGGAACACCTAAAAATGTTGGTTGAATACCTGCATAATACTGCTCATTTAAGTACTCATTTGTAGTTGATTTTAACAACACGATTTTTGAAAAATCTGTTGGGTTCAACATAATGTAGTCAGGACGATAGTTCACCAAAGCTAATTGGTTGATTGCTACTGTTAAAACGTCAAATTGGTTTGCCGCTGTAATTGTATCAGCAAATGAACCTGCTGCGAACGCTGTTGAACCTGACGTAGAAATACCTGAGATATTTGGAGATGTTCCATTACCGTAAAGTAATTGAGTATCTTCAACAGTTAATAACTTCTCAGGAGCGCGAGCTGCTAAGTAAGATGTCAACTGAGGCGTATCTGCTAACATTTCCTCAGAAATACGGAAATATGTACCAACTTTCTCAACGTTTGCGCTATATGCAGTCAAATCGAAATCTGACTCAGGCAATGTAGATCCTTGTGCTGTCGCTGCTGCACCGTTGTCATACGCTGATTCTTTTACATAACGTACAACCTCAGCGTTTGTAGAACCTTGCGCCAATAATTGACGAACGTGTACCGGACGTGTTGGGTCATACTTGATACCCGGAACATATTGAGCCGGAATAACTTCGCCTGTAAATGAATTCGCAACAGTCATATCGCCTGCTTTGATTTCAAATTTAGCAGCACGGCTAGATCCGTTGATCAATCCCTCTAAACCGCCTTTTGTGATTCCGTCAATTAAAGACTGCTTGAATGATTGAGCGTTTGCTCCTGATGCTGTTTTCTTTGCTGCAACCTCTGCTGCATCTAAACGGCCGTGAATCTCAGTGAATTTAGCTTCTAAATTCTTGATCTCAGATTTCAACAACTCATCTGCTTTTCCTGTTGCTGATGCAACTGCTTGGCCTTCCGCTTTCGCGATACGGCTGTCAATAGCTGAATTTAATTCATCTAATTGCTTTTTGATTTCTTCTGTCATCTTATTTTGATGTAATTTGATTGTTTAAGTATTTAAAAATTTCCGAAATATCCACTTGTTTAATTTCCGGCTCAGTGACAATTTCTGCCGGCTGAGTGGTAATGTCAATAAACAAAGATTTCAACTTCATCAATTCTGCTTCAATAGCGTATCCAAGATCATCGGACACGTTTTCCTTTTTAATCATTTTTGCTAGCACGTCAAAACGTTTTGCCAACAATTCCTGATTGATTGCTCCTTTTGCGTCTGTAATTAAGGCCATTGGGTTTGCGGCCAATGTAACGCAAGAAATTTCGTATAATTTAACCTCTTTCAATTCACGCACACCGTCTTGTCTGTAATTCTTCACGATCGGCATAATTCCAACTGAGTTTTCAGTTATTACGCCATTTTTCATTAGCAACAAAACATCTTCGCCTAAACGTGTTTTTGGAACCTCAGCAACAAAATATAATCCTGTGCCATCCTCACGTAATTCAGTGAATTTACCCAACGGTTGATCGATTCTGTGTTGGTTACAATACCGAACGCGTGAACCGTTTTCCATTAAAGTTTTGGCGTATGCGCCTTGTAAAATAATATCGTTGTCAGAATCTATATTGCCGAAAATTGAGCCGTAACCGGACACAATACCGTTTGCTTCGTCAATATCATCAATACCAATGGATGTTTGCTTGTAAATCATAACCTTTCTTTTGCTCAAAATTAGTCAAATAGCTAATTAGAAAACAGAATATGAAAATTAATTTTATCCGCCTAGATTTTCGCCTGCTACAATAGCACCGGTTGCGCCTGTAATTATCTCAGCGCTGTTAATTGCATCTATGACTGCCGCCTGCGCTAAGCCTAAACCAATACCGGTAATTTGAGTGCCAATCGTATTTGCTCCTGCTTTCGGCAATACGATCATTGAGCAACGGCAATTAATTACGTTGCTTGCTGAGCCATTGGGATCTCCCGGCCTTTGTAAAGATTCGCCACCAACTGAGAATTTACCGTTGAATGCTACAACTTGATTATTTGCGGCACGATGCGCGTCACGTACTCTTGCGTCATAACCTGATTTCCAAGTTTTAATCATATCCTGTCCGGGAAACAGATTGAGCGCGGCCTGTTCCGTTGCGTAATTGGCAGCATTCGTTGCCTCAGTGCGTACGATTCGCTTTGCTTGATAGTCTGCAAGGTAATCAAATTTTTGACGCAACATTTTGGATTGTACCTTTTCTCCGGCCGTCATAAAAATAGGATCCGCCATAAACTGACGGATTGTATTTGTCAAGGTAGCCTGAGCCGTACTTGATACCATTGTAATCCTTTGACCGCCTACCTGAGCGCCCATAAACGCAAATGAATTAAGCCAAATTGATTGCATATTTGCCGGATCCGCTTTGGGCAGGTATTTCTCAACGTTTTTAGTGTACCAATTAGCGAATTGTAACCCAATCTTTGAATACATACCAACATACATATCCATATATTTTGAATCCTGAAAAAACTGTTGCGCTGTTGCGCTAGTCATTGACTGAATCTTCAAAAATAGATCGATTGCTTTGTTATATTCGGCCTGATAAAATGCCGTAAAATCGCGCACTGAAACGCGTTCTGCTTTTGTTAATTCGTTTTCAAATTCGTCAGCCCAATTATCTTGCGCCTTGACTTCTTTTGCCTCCTCATATAAACTGTTACAAACTGCAACGCGTTGATCAATGGAATCAAAATCATTGACAATGTTAGTATCAACAACACAACGCCCCATAAAATCATTGCGGCTCTCATCCTGATGCGGTTTAGGCAATGGCATATTATTGAACGTTTAGCGGCTTCGGATTCTCCAAAGATTGAAGCGTTTGATTTTGCGGCATTAAATTAGCAGGAATGAAATAGTCATCCATAAACATATTTTCAGTGTCCATTGCGTAATTCATTGCGTCACGCTTCTCATTAGGAGTAATCCACCAAGCGTTTGCTAGCTGAGTGACTAATTTGTCAACCTCTTCTTGCATTTCGCTGATCGCAGTGAAATCAAAATCAATGTATAAATCTGCACCAAATTTAGGCGTCAGCCATCTGTTTAATTCGTCACGAATCTTGATCAATTCAGGAATTACAGCATTTTGATAAAGCGCCTTTTTGGCCTCTTTCATATTGTTGTAAGTGGACGAATCTGTGTTATTAAGCAACTGAACAGGAATATTGTAAATGTTACATATATCCTTGACAGTTCCATTGTATTGCTCAATCAACGAAAGATCGGATGCGCTCAAACCAAAATTGACCCACGAAAGATCCTTTGGAGTGATAACAATATCGCCTGCGTTTGTAGCGCCTTGATAATTTCTGCGGAATTTATCTTTCAATGTCTGCGCTTGTACCTCAGTCAGATTGCCATCTTTTGAAATAAGCATACCGCGTGACGTTTGGTTTTGTAAATACTTTAATCCGGTTGTTACGGCTTCATTGTTGGCCGATAAAACACGTAGGCCGGCACGCAAAGGTGACTGACCATATAGGTTTGAACCGCTGCTGTCGTAGTCCGGATTAAAATCTTTGATATGGCAAATTAATTCAGGTGCTACCTCAATCATTGAATTGTATTGAATTTTGTATCCTGCCACCGGCTGCATTACGCCTCCTGAAACGATCTCAACTAACTGAGATGGCAGGTTGTACAACTCTTGAAATTTACCTGCGTTTGCCCCTGTATCAGGCGCGATCCCATAAATGTAACGGTTGCCGGTTAATTTACCGAAAGCAACAATTTCTCCCAACCAAGCTGAAAACGATTGCTCAGGATTTGGGCGTTTCAATAACGCTTCAAGATCCGTGTCTTTTACTTCTTCAAACGCTCTTTTGCGTAGGATATTTGCTTTGTACATCGCGTTGCCGTCCATTAATCCTGACGTCATCGATTTGTATTGTTTTGCGGTTGGCTCGTTTTTTACACGATAAACGGTCATTGGGATCGTTGTTGCCGCTTTTACAATTAAATTAATGATTGAATATACTGTGGCATTTCTTTGGTATCCGTCACGAATGTAGGTTTCTTCATTATCCTCATTCATTATGATGTTTGTACCTAGCCAAGTGTAGATCAGATTATTGTATGCCGGATTGGTTCCGCTTGTCAATGCTTTGGCAATCGATTGCCGCAATGTATCAAGTATTGATGCCATTTGTGTCGCTTTTTTTTCTCAAAAATACACATTTAAACTACAAAAAAATCAGATCGATTTTTGTATTTGGTATAAACACCGTACCGGATCGCATCCATAAGGTGGTTGTGCTTGTCGATTGGCTTGTTTACAATCGTGCCGTCCTTTAATTGTTCCCAAAAATAAAACTGAAATTCGTTGAATAAATTTGACGATTCGATTGAACAAAACACCTCGTGTTCTTTTAACAAACTAATTCCGGCCTTGATTGATCCCTCTCCTTTGATCGCAGGGATTGCCAATATATCCATCTGTCTCAACTCCTCAATCGATTTTGGCTCAGCTGATTCACAATAAATGATATGTTCATTGATTTTCTTTTCTTTTAAAAAGTCTGCAATGTCCCGGTTGGTCATTCCTTTCTTGTACATAATTTCATGAATGAACAATTTATCTCCAACCTTTGCCAACTGAACGATCGCCGTAGGATCGTGACTAAATCCAAAGTCAAGGCCGTAAAACACGTCATCGAATTCAGGAAATTCCGCTTTTGGTATAAATTTCCAATTAGGGAATATCTGACGATCACTAAACACCGCACGTTTCCCCTCTCCGTACACGCGCCAATAATCCGGATCCTTTTCACGTAGCCGCTCAATTTCCTTAACTAATTCAGCAGGTAAAAATTTATTGTCTTTGTAGGTTGAAATCCAACTGTCGCAATCGTCACGCGTGATCACGTCATCGTAGATCCAATGGACAGGATCGGATGGATTAAAATCGCAGATCATTTCATCCGTTGTACGCATTAATAATTGCCTGAAATCCTCATAATCAAGTTCATTGACCTCATTACAATAGCATATATTTCGTTTCCGGCCTCTAATTTTCTGTGGCTCATCGACTGACAGAAATTCCACGACGTGATTACCGAACGTGTAGGTGTTTTCGGATTTGTTATGTTGCCCAATGAATAGGATCCCTAAATTGTCTAGGATTTCAAGGAAATCTCGTTGTACAGATCCTTTCAAGGCAGGCAATGTTTTCCGGACGATCGAAATAACAAGCGGCTTTTTTGATGACGTTAATTTGTAGATCAGGTATTGACAAAGCGCATAAGTTTTCCCCGAACGTGTACCGCCCTGATGAACTTTAATACGTTTGTTGCTGTTTAGCGTCTGAAAAAATTGAACGTTGCATTGCTGCACTATTCGTTTTCGATTGTTGCCGGTGTCCATTCTATTATGGCAGATTCAATGCCGGTTTCGTGTACAACCTCTGTGCGCTCAACGTATCCGCGTTTTTTGCCTTTGGTCTTTAAATAGAAAATTGTTGCTGTTGTGTTTCCCTCCTTGATCTGCTTGTGTAATTGAGATTCAGCAAAGTCAAGCGTCATATCTGATAATGATTCAACGGCTTTCTTGTACTCAGGATCGTTGCGCAACCAATCATAATGAACTGTACGATCGATCCCGGCTGCCTTTGCGGCTGTCGTTACGATCCCCAACGATTTTTCCAATGCTTCAAGCATCTTCTTTTTGTTCATTTTAGTCACTCGCGCTATGGTTGCCATATTATAATCCTTTAAATGCTTTCAGTGGGTAGAACACAAGGCTGTTTCTGTATCCGCCTTCAAATTTCGGAATAATTGGCGTAACTCCGTGAACATTTCTCCACGCAGGATAAACCAACATTGAATTGTCGCAAGAATCCATCGTTGCGCCGTAATCAGGCACTGTTGTATTGCCTCCGCTTGCGTTCTCTTTTTTTGCAATGATAACATTTACGCATCCCTCAAAATTTCCTGCATCCCGGTGGAATGGGGCTGAGATATTGTAA